CCAACAAAATTTGGAATTTCTTCAACCATTGAATAAACATGATCGTTTACTTCACCTAATGTAAAAGAAACAATATTTTCGTTTAATGGATTACGTTCTAAATTGTAAGGAAATTCATAATGGCCTTCAAATGTTTTTTCTGCTTCGGCTCGAGTCTTTATAATTACAACATCATCTATATTAAGATCATTATTAAATCTTATTTTTAAATCTTGTGAAACTCCTTCGACTCTTAAATAATCTTCGTTTTCTTTTAATAGTACGTTGTTTACAAAAACTCTTAACCATATATGGTCAATTGATGCAGGGTTATCGTATACATCAATATTAAAATCGTTGCGTTGATCTGAGGTTGCAATGTATTGTCTAACTACGCTTTGTTTTGTTTTAAACTCTGCCTTGCTCCAGCCATTACAATTATCATAAGCCGAAATACTTGTATACCTACGGCAAGTTGCTATGTCAGATTTAATTGTTTGTGTAACGTTGTCAATTTGATATTCTGTAGTTTCATTTAAAAGATTAAATTCAAATTCTATATCACCTGAATTTTCTAAACTTCGATATTGTAAGGGGAATCCTAGCTCGCTATCTACTGTTCCTTGTCCTACTTTGTATGAAAAAATTGGATTACCTGTAAACGTGCTTTCAGGATAAACATCTAAATCAGCAAATGAATTTCCTGATGTATCAAATAATTCAAATAAAGGCTGCTGGTTAACATCTAATTTTTCTTGCGCAGATTTCCAAGTTGTTCCATTATAAAAATAAATTTTACCAGCATTTTTTAAACCTTGTTTTACAAGAACATTTTCATTTAAAATTGGCTGTCCGTCATCTGCTTCAACTAATGCAATTTGACGTGTATTATTATGCGTAATAAAGTTTACTGTGTAAATTTTATTTTGCACAAAAATGTCAGGATCGTTAAGGAATAAAATTCTCATTCCTTGTGTAATATCTACACCGTCAATATTATATCCAGAAGTTCCTTCTATTGTAGAAAATACGTCGGACGTAAATGTATCCACTAAATCAACGTCAGTTTTTGCTGCTGTTCCAAACTTATATAATTTTAATCCTGCATCAAATTCTATTATAGGTCTTTTAGCTCTTGCTTCTTGATCTATAGTTGGCTCTAACCCATTTATCTCGTTAGATTTTTCTATTACACTTCTATGGAACCATCTATTATATCTAGACCAAGCATTCCTATCTGTACTTGCACGATTAATTGTTATGTAATCTTTGGTGCCTGCATATGAATTTGCATTAGCAAAAGGCAAGCTGTCAAATTCTCTAGTATCAAACGGTACTGGTAAATCTTCAGCATATAAAGAAGGTATTACTAAATCTCGTTGATCAATTAATTTAATTTTGCTGCCAACGCCTTCTACATACCATTCTGATTCTGCGTATTTTGTTGGTGTAACATTTCCAACAAACTTTAACTTCATGCCGTTGCTTAAATTAAATCCACCCTCAGTTTTATAAGTTTTTTTACCTAATATATCTTCAACATTTATTTCTGTGTTATCTACAATGTTAGACACACGAAGGACGCCACTTACATTGCTTGGATCTGTAGAACTTACATAATACAAAGTATCAGGTGCATTAAGTGGAACTTCAAATTCTATATAACCGTTGTCGATGTATTCTTGTTCAATTGTTAAATCGTCTTCAAGCTCTTGTATTTTTGTTTGGCCGTCATTATAAACTGTAGTAATTTTTCCGTTATTATTAAGTGTCCTTGATGTTGCAAAAGCAATAGGATGTCCTTGAGTATCTATCTCAAATCTATATGTTTGTCCTCTGAATAATTCTAGTGTAGGATTGGGTGTTAGACCAGGAGGAGAAAACTTATACACAGTATTATCGACTTGATCTTCAAGTGTCACTGTATAAGTGCTTTGTACTTCTCTACTTTTACCGAAAACATCTACACTACTAGGGCCAGTAGGCAACCAAAAGTATTCTCTGTAATTAACAAATTTATCCCAATCAATGTTAGGATTCCAAGCATAATATTCTGCGCCATTTAGGTCGCTTGCAAGTTTAGTATTTCCTCCGAATGCAGCTAACTGATTTATATAATCATTGTAGTCTTTGTATAATTTAACATTATCAAGGTCGTCTTTTAAAACCAAAGCAGGCTCGAGTTGATAATCTTCTCTGTTTTTACTTACATCGCCGATGTAATTATCAGATGCTTGATATGCTTTTGCTGTTTTTCTACCAATGTACCCACTAAGTTTTTCTGCCACTCCTGGCTGTGTGAGTTGATCTAATGTGCTTTGTAAAAACTTTTTGTTTGCATTAGTTCTGAAATATCTAGGAAGCAGCTGAGCCGATTTTCTAGATCCTGTATCAGAACCTGCAGGTATTGGATATTCGTTTTGGTCGTTGTCATAAGACATTAGTAACTGCTGCCTCCGCTAGATGAACTACTTGACGAGCTTTGAATCGATGTATTACTTTCGACACTTGTTGCTGCTGTGATCACATTGCCGCTTGCATTTAATCTTGACGCTGTAAGCGAATCTATAATTTCTACATCGGCTACAGTTGCGCCACTAATAAAAATTTCGTCTGATTCGGCTTTAATTTCAAATAAACTACCAAATGTTGAACTTGCTGTTTTAGGTACTATAACCAATGTAACTACATCTGGTGCTAATTTATTCATCACATATGTAGACAATTCACTAAAATAGAATGTTTCTCCAAATTCCCAATTATCTAAAGTAAAATACTGATTGATTGCAGAAATTATTCTACTTTTTATATCGTTATTATCTAGCACAAGATCTGGATTCTTTACTACTTTAAATGTAGCTTGTAAACTAGATTCTGCTTTAGATCCAAATAGCACCTTGTACTTAACAGGATGATAAATGATTTCATCGCTTATTGATTTTATTTTATTAATTTCAGAACCGTAGTCTCTAAAAATACTATCGCTGCTAGGAGGCAAAGGCATACTGTTCAACGCACCGTTTAACCATAATCTAAACTGAGTGTCGTATGTTTTTGTAAGCATGAATATATCCATTATATTTGAGCTGCTAGGATCTATTCTAGCAGTGCTGTCTGCTGCATGGATATATTGGAATTTTAGGCCATCTCTACCAATAAATGCTTTATAATTATTAGTCAAACTAAGTGAATTTGTAGATGTGTTAAGAACTTTAAATATATCCTGAGTGGTTATATAAAAAGTTTGTCCGTTTTCATATGCACTAAATGCTCCAATAGCAACTTCAGATTCTACAATTTTTATGTTACTGTTTGTTTTACTAATGTATCTATAATCTTCTACGCCGTCGCTTGTTAAATATTTTTCTTGGAAAATATATTTGGTTGCAGGGTTAACTGACTCTTGAACTATTTCTGTAAAAATTTCTGGATCGTCAACAACTCCATCGTCGTCGGAATCGTAAAATCCAACTTGTACTTTTTTACTGTCTACATAACCTTCGCGATCTCTAAACTCTTCTACAATTTCCCAGTTAAACGGAATTGTAAATGGACTTACGCTATCTGGTTTTGTGTTGATGTTTAAAACTGTAATTTTATCTTTAATTATTTTTCCAGTTTTATTATTGTATATTCTGCTCTTGCCATCAAAAAAGAATTTTAATTCTTGATCGCTTTCAAATATATATCTTAAACCTCTGCTGGTTATGGTATATTTTTCTCCGTCTGTTTGGAATAATAATAACCAACTTGCATCTAGTTGCTGGTTACTGATATCGCCAGTCTTACCTGTTGAAAATGGAGACGAAACATTTAAATTAGATTCTGTAATTAATCTCCAATTTCTTGTAACTACATCATAACGCAAACCAAAAGCATTATAACTAAATGCTTGGTCTATTATTTGTGTTTTTACACTATCTAATAAACTGTTTGCTAATTTAGGAACAATTTGTGTTAATATTGCTCCGGTAGGTATAATATCATTAAAGACAATAGGACCTTGGTTTGTCAACGAATTAATTTCTGTTCCGTTGCCTACTACGCCTACAACTTTTGTCCATACATAATTTTTTGACCCTATGTGGTCTGGTTCGCCATCCATTAATGTGCCGTCAGCCATAAAATGTTTGCCTTCTGGGGCAACAAATTTGCACAAGGTTCCGTTTTCAACATATTTTAAACTATTGGCTGTAAATGTACCAACACTAAGATTAGTTCCGTCAATGTCTTTTAACACACCAGTGCTTCTATTAGTTTCAGCAGTTGATTGTTCGAACGATGCTCCTAAATCTGTTACTAGTATATCAGGGAATTTGTCGTAATAGTAGTTTAACGTTTTTCTATTCTTAAGTATAGGCTCTACGGTGTTTACAATAGCTCCTTCAATATCAGTTTGTGTGGTAAAAGTAAACTGATCTGTTGAATCATAAAATTCTTTGTAAACTATTCCGTCAGCTCCGAAAAGATTTGTTGTAGAATATTTTCCGGTAGCATCTAATAAATCATAGTATCTACTAATGCCGCTGGCTATGCGGTTAACTGCCTTTGTTTTTACTATTTCTTGGCTAACTGCAAGAGGTCCTACATTATAGTCCTCAGCGGTAATTAATCTGTTTTGTGTATAATATGTAGCTGGCGCATTTTGTTTTATACTTTCGCTTGTTTCTGTAGGACTAGCATTACTAATTGTATATCCTAATTCAAACGTCATTGATACAGTTTCGCGTGTATTGTTTCTGCTCAGATAAGGAATTTGAATAGTTATTCCTAGCATATCCTGCGGTCTAATAGCCATTTGTCGATTAGCACTAGTTCTATAATAAACTCTAAATCGACCTTTAGGTAAATCACCAAAAACACCGTCTGAAAAAATTAAGTTAATTCGGTCGTCTACTCTAGTTAAAACCGAGTAAACATTGCGTATATTTTTATTAACGCTGTTGTAAATAATATTATTGCCTTCAACTGCATCTACTTTTGTCCAATAGTCTGTTTCTCTACCACGATTATCCAAACCAAATAACCAAACATCAGAATTATTAATATTTTGTGCATCAACACTAATAACTTGGTTAGCTACTGGCGAATCAATTCTAAACTCTCCTGAGTCTAATACGCCCTGTCTAAGATGAACAAAAAATCCTGTGTTTACACTGCTCGGACCGGCACCGTCATTTCTATATATGATGCCAAAGTTGTTACCTATAACAGGCAAATCTTCTACTATGTTTCCGTTTTCTATATCTGCAGAAACTATTTCAAATGGATGCCCGTTGCCTTGTATGGTTTTTCTAAAACTATATTTGGGGATGTCAGTGTTAACTGCATTAAATTTGTATTGCTCGCTTGGTATATTATTAACACGTTCGCTTTTTATAGGTTTGCCAAACACGTTGTTTACTGGCTGTGCTGCATTGAATATTTTTATAAACTGTTCGTACCAGTTTGTATTTGTAGGATCATTCCAAACAATGGCTTGTCCTGCTAATTGTAAACCATTAGAATCAACTACATTTTCTGTAGTCTTTATACTTGTAACTTTTAATAATCCGTTTGCTGCAATATTTCGTTTTGGATTATACGATAACAGTCTTGCAAGACGCAAAACACTTTCTCTACGTTCTGCTAGTTCAAGGAAGTTATCTCTTGCATTGAGATCAATTCTAAAACTTAAATTTTGGCCGAGGAATGCAATAAGATCAATTAGTGCTAGGTACTCTGATGATTCAATATAATCGTTAAAATCTTCTGGATAATTTTGACGAAGATAATTGATCATAGTTCTGCGTAAATTATCAAAGTCGTAGCTTTGAAAATCCGCATTTCTAAAAGACTGATAGACTTTTTTCCAGTCTTCAGCTAGTAATAATCTATTTTGTCTATCAGTTGCTGACATTTTATTTCCTCTTATACATATTTATTTTTTTTTAAATATGCGTATATTATAAAGAGCTAGGATATAAGCCCGTTTGCTTGATCAAATCTAAATTGTAAACTTTCACTTATATTGTAGGGCAAATAAAACAAATCGCATTCTATTTGTATGCCTGTTTCAAATGCATCTACAGTTACCGAATTTACTTGAATTCTTGGATCATAGTTAATAATAGTTGTAACGTTTTTTGCGATAGCCTGTTTTAGGTTATCAGTTAACGGCTCAAATAGTACGTCCCAAATAATTGTGCCGAATTCAGGATTTTCTAATTTTTCACCTTGTCTTATATGAAAATGATTAATTAAATCTTGTTTAATTAACGCAAGATCATAAAGTGCAAAACCAGAGTTGTTTTGATTTACAGTGCTAGTTCCTCTATAGGTACGAGAAGTGATAGGCTTTTCTGCTTTTACACTAGTTACGTTAGTACGTTTATATAAATTTTTTTCTAATGTGCTCATACTGTATTTAACCCCCTTATGCTAGCCCTGGTAAGTTGTAACTGCTGCCCGGATCTGGCCAATTACGCCTAATAGTTAATAGATACATATCAACACTATCAACTAGATATTCTGTTTCTTTGAATTTATTACCTTGGTTTCCGCCGGCTATTTTTATTTTGTTTGTGGTTAGATCTATGTCTCTAACAAATCCTACGTGGCCTCCACTGGCTCCTTTAAATTTAAACACTGCAATGTCATTCTTTCTTACATTGTTCCAGTCTCTCCAGTCTACTTCATATCCGTACATAGCATAGTCTAGAGCACTTTGTCCTCTTAAAGATCTTGCGCCTGACATATATAATGCCCAACTTACTGTTCCCGCACTCCAAAAATGCTTAGGATCTGGAGCATAAACTTCTCCGTGGGCGCCAAATGCAAATGTGCCTATGTCTACAGGAAAATTGTTTGCGCCGTGCATGATTCTCTGAATACCGTATTCCATGCCAAACGGAGTATCATCAATAGCACCTAAATTATCCACTATTCTATTTTCTAAACTGACAATATCAAATGGTAGTCTGCTCGGAGTAAAATAGAGGTGTGTGTCTGTGATTCTATTAAGACCAGAAGCATAAGTAAAGTTTCCGTAAAAACCAACAAACGGCTCTGGATTTGTTTGACCGTTGGTATCTTTGATTCTAATTTCCGCTGTTGACTGAGCAGGATTTTCAAGCGGTTTATGATAAAATTTTAATTGGCCAACGTCAATCGGATCCCAGTCAGGCTCAAAAATAATGTTAAAGTTAAGTTCGTCGTTAAAATCCAGGGACGCCCATGAGCGGCCAGTTTCCCACGCACCAGCATAATCTGGTACTTGGAGGTAAGTGTAATCTTCGTTTGGTACTGTTCCGTTAGAAGCTGTCCACCAGTCATCGTTGTAATTTTGAGTAGCTTCTTGTGTACTGTATTCTATACTAATAGTGCTGCCTGCTTTTACATATATGTTGTTAGGATATTCAAACTGTTCGTCATTCCAATCGGCTGTTCTAGTACGTTTACCGTCATTGTATGACCTTTGAGCGTTTGTGGTAAAGGACAATTCAAAAGGCAGTGTGTCTACACATTCCCATTCTTCTACATATTGATTTTCGCCTGAAAAACTTTTATCAGCAGTATCACTAGGAGCAT